TAACACGCGCCGTTCTCCAACATACAGTGGAATAGTATGGCACGTCCTGCAATACTCGTAATACCAAAGACCACAACATCTTCAGCTTCTCCATGATGTTCTTGTAAGTCATATAAATATTCCCTCCTTATTTGGCAGTAGATTGGTGGTATGTTTGCATTTAAATAAGCCATAATTAATCGTAAATATCTCCCCAAGTCTCTCCCGATTCGTAGTCAACTTTATTAGGAACTTTTAATGTAACAGCGTTTTCCATAATCTCAATGATCTTTTTAGCGCGCTCTGGTGACTCAACTGATAGATCAAGTTCATCATGTATTTGTATGTGTGGTATAATTCCTTCTCGATATAAATCTAACATTGCTTTCTTTGTCATGTCAGCTGCAGATCCTTGAATAAGTTTATTTAAAGCTTTGTATGTAAACGCTCTTCTAATTCTTCCACGACCATATGTTCTCTCTGCTTCTTCTAAAGTCATAGGTGTGTGCATACCAAACGTTGCAGGTTCCCATTTATCAAATCTACATTTTCTACCAAGTAAAGTTCCAATCGATCCAGATGTTTGCGCAAAAGACGATGTTCTATTCATCAGCTCTCTCACAAACGGGACTTTGTCATGATATTGATCAAACAAATCTTCGGCTTCTTGCTTCGTGTTTAACCCTAACTCTGCTTGTAACTTGGCTTTGCCCATCCCATAAAACAATCCTAGATTAATTGTCTTGGCCTGTGACCTAGAAATATTTGCCATGTCAGCTACTGTTTGGTGAAAATCTACAGAGTCATGTTTAAATTTTTCTACAATCTTAGTCACAGAATCATTAAAACAAATTGGTTCAGTGGTCGCTGCATAGTGCACAACAAGTCTTGGTTCTTGTTGTGAATAATCAAAACAACCCCACTTACAATCTTTCTCTGGTATAAATAATCCTCTAATCATAGGACCTAAATCTTTATTTCTTGCAGGAATCTGTTGAAGGTTAGGATTAGAATAACTAAATCGTCCTGTGACTGTGCCTCCTTGATCAGATTTAATAGGATTAATATCCGCATGAATTCTACCTTTGTGTTCATGTTTTAATATCGTGTCAATAAATGTCGTGTGTGCCTTGTTTATTTCTCTAGCTTTTGCTATCTTCTGAACTAAAGGATGTGGATGTTCTTTTAAAAAATTTTTTGTAAAAGATGGTGCGTTTGATTTTAAAGTTCTGGAATAAGGTAAAGACAATTTATCAAATACTTGTGCAATCGACCTTGCCGCCCATATTTGGGTTTCTATTCCTGTTTCTTTTTTCACTTGCAGCAATAACTCTTCTTCTTCTGCAACTAATTTTTGTTTCAGTGTATGAGCTCTTTCGACGTCGACCCTAACTCCATTAAATCTCATATCAACTAAACACGGAAACAAGTTTGTCTCCAGGTCAAACACGTTTTGTAAATTTTGTTTTTGTATCTCTCTTGATAAGACTCTAAATAATTCTAGTGTAAGCTCTGCATCTTTTTCTGCATACGATCCAACATACATCGCTGGAAGTTTGTACATCTCTGACTTTGCATCTACTCCTGCAGCCTCTGCAGCTTCTTTTAATGCTTGTTCATTTTTAACTTCTCCAAGATAATCATACGATGCACTATTTAAAGAATACCATCTTCTATTTTCATCAATCAAGGATAACATCACCATAGTGTCAATGACAAAACCATTTATTTTAATGCCGTATGATTTTAACCAACACACATCATACATTGCATTGTGAAAAATTTTTGTGTTATCTGCTGCACAAACTTTTGTAATCCATTCTAATACTTTCTTTTTATCCATGTTTCCTTCACGATGACCAATAGGATAGTATCCTGACCACCCCTCAACAGCTACAGCAATACCAATAATCTCTCCTTGACCGATTACAGAACCTGAACCTTTTGTTTTTAAATTTGGATCTTTTGTTTCTAAATCAATTGCAACGTATTCATGATCAGATAAATCTGGAAAATTTTCAGGACAAATCCATTCGGTTTGTGCTTTAAAAAAAGGCATTTTCATTACAAGTCTTTATTCCACCAAACAAGTGTAATGATAACAACAGTAAAGGCAATCAACCAATATATGTGTGTTATGTCTTGAACGTTCACTTATCCCATTCCTTTCTTAATCTATCAATTTCTAAATCACAATAATGTTTTATTTTATTTAAGTCTTGTATTGGATTTCCTTTTTTTAAATATCTAACGATGTATTTAATAACATTACCTTGAAAAAAGTTCAACCCATTAGCCATGATGAAGTGATAAGGTTGGATTTTTAATTTATAGTGATCCCCACCTTCTTGACGATCACATGCTTTTTCAAAAAATGATTTATTTGTCATAAGTCTTCTCCTATGTTGTATTGATATTCCGAATCTTGATTCGTAATATATAATTTGTTTTTTGCTCGGGTCACACCAACAAAGAACAAACGATGTTCTGTGTCTTTATTTACTTGAGCAGATTCGTAAATAATTCTTTCTAAGTCTGTAAACAAAATAACATTTTCAGACTCCTCACCTTTAACAGAATGTATTGTGGAAACTTTAATACGTGCAGGTTTGTTTAGATCCTCGCCGCTTGCTACTAGACTCTCGATATATCGACGTTGAGCCTCTGACACATTTAAAACAGTCCAGTCACCAGAGACTAATAAACCGTGATCTTGTTTTAACTGATTCAGGTCAACAGAATCTATTTGAGTATGATCTTTACTTTTAAAACCATGTTTGATATCTTTTTTGGTTAAAAAAGTATACAAAAGATCTACTTCTTCTCCGCTAACACTTGCACCTTTATTTAAACGATCCCAGATATTAATTGCTTCCAATAAACTACTAGGTAATAAGTCATTGTATTTACAATCAAAACGATGTCCTGTGTCATGCAAGTGTTCTACAATCGGTTTCATTTGTTCGTTAGTTCTTGTTAAAATTAACCATTGACCTTGACTCAAATCAATGTCAGGTAAATCTAAGTGGTCAATGACTTCTCCTTCGTAGTCTCTAGGTTGCCACTCTTTTTCCAAACGCTCTTGAACATGTTCTAAGATTGACAAAGCAACTTTGTGCACCGCTCTTGGAACTCTTACGGACTGAGTTTGTGCATCAATGACGCCACGTAAGTTTATAAATTCAGAGGGAGAAGCACCTTGAAACGTATAGATAGCTTGATCGTCATCCCCTGCAATGTAAGATCTTTTACACTGAGACTCAATGTAATAGAACATCTTCCACTGCAAAGGATTCAGATCTTGAGCTTCATCGAGAAAAACTACATCAAGGGATGGTGATAAGTCTTTCTCAACAAACTTGGTCAACATGTCAGAAAATTCGTACATGTTGTAGAATTCTTTGTAATCTTTTAAATCTTGTTCAATTTGTAAAAGTAAATTATCATCAATGTGAATATCAAATTCTAATTCTGTTGCTGCATCTAACACATCAATTTGTTTTGCTCTGGCATACTCAATAATTTTCATGTATTCATTTTTATAATTTCTATATCCAGACTCGGAGTGATAGTTTTCAAAAGACATGTCTTTGCAAATCACAGAAAAATTTTTAAAGTCGTTCCAATTTTTTCCGTTTAATAGTTGGGCTGATGTATCTAAACCTAAAGCACGAGTGCCCATGGCGTGCATG